GTTTACAGGATTTGATGAAAAAATGTGATAACGGCGGTTTTTCTAAAACAGGCTGGTTTCAGCTTAAGGATGATGGAGATAGTGCTCAAGTACGCCTCCTCCATAAAGGGGAGATTGGCACAGATCCCACTACTGGAGAGCCTGAGTATGATTTTCCTATCTATGAGGTGCATAAGCTTGATGTTGATGGCTCTGGGAGAGATCGCACTGTACTTTGTAAGGGTGAGAGCTGTGAGCTGTGCAGAGCGGGTAATAAGCCTAGCTTGAGAATGTTTATCCAGTTGGTTAATCTGGATGAAAAGGATAAGGAAAAACAGGTACAGCTCTGGGAGCGTGGGCTTACCGACATTAAGCAGATGATCGGTCTTACCTCTGAGTATGGGGATCTTACTAAGCGTAATATTAAGATTGTAAGATCTGGCTCTAAGGGCTCTTTGAAAACTACCTATCAATATTTCCCTAAAGATCCCTCTGAGATGGAAGTACCAGAGGCTCAAAAGCTGGTAGGCTCTCTCATTCTGGATTTGGATAAAGAGGATCAGATTAAGGCTATTGAGGGTAGGCTACAGCTTAGCAAGGGCGGTAACAATGCTGATAATGAGGGCTCTAGCAGGGGCGGTAGATCGGCGGCAAACAGAGTATTTTAACAGGTAGTACAGGATGGTAGGGAGGTTAGAGATAGCCTCCCTACTGCTATAAAGGAGGTAAATTCTATGGATAGAGGGCTATCCCTTGATTTGAGTAGAGAGGCTGTATCTTATGATGATATTAGTAGCCGCCTTGCTCATAAGAAAATCAGTAATGTAGCGGTTAAGCGTAATCATAATACTCTTGTTAAGGCTCTGGAGGTAATACATGAGCTGGTAAAGAGCGGTAGGCTTAAGGCTGAGGGTGAGGTAGAAATTATCCGTACCCCTGAGAGGCTTAAGGAGTATATGGACCATGTAAAGGCTACAGGGAGAGAGTATGTAGTAGATGTAGAGACTACAGGACTTGATGTATATAAGGATATTCTGGTGGGGATCTGTTTATTCGCTCCAGATGAGCCTAGTGCTTATGTACCCTTTAATCATACGGATCTGGAAAATAAAAGAGTGGTAGGGCAAATGACTGAGGAGGAGTGTAAGGCTGTAATGCTCCCCTATTTAGCGGATGCCTCACTAAAGGTTATCAATCACAATATCAAGTTTGATGATAAAAACTTTATTTTTCAGTGGGGGCAAAGGATCGCGAATGTTTGGTGGGATACTGAGATAGCGGCATGGGTGCTCAATGAAAATGAGAAACACGGATTAAAGCCGCTGTATAACAAGTATATCCTTGAGGGTGAGGGATCAGATGAGGATTTTGGAGATCTGTTTGAGGGTATTCCCGCTAACTACATTCCCATTGATATATTTGGTATTTATGGTGCTAATGATGGTTTCAAAACATGGGCTCTTTATCAGTTTCAAAAAGAGTATTTGAGAGAGGATGCTGAGAGAAAAGACTATCAGCGGCTTTATTGGGTTTTTCGTAATGTTGAGATGCCTTTGATTGATGTATGTGCAGATATGGAGCTCAGGGGTGTAGAGATCAGAGAGGATTATGCTAAAGAGCTCTCAGAGATTTTCAATAAGGAAATGCATGAGGCAGAGGATAAGTGTGATGAGTATGTAAAGGGCTTTGAGGAATTTATCAAAGATCATCCTACTCTGATGAGGCTTACTAAAGGTACTTGTAAAATCAATTACAATTCTCCCTCTCAGGTGGCTTGTTTGCTTTATGATGTGTTTGGGCTTAAGAGTGTGAGCCGCAAAGAGCCTAGAGGCACTGAAGATAAGATTATCCAGCAACATAGGCGCAAGGCAAAAAAGGCGGGCACTAAAAAGGGAGAGCGGTTTGTAGAATTTCTGGATAACTACCAGAGATACAAAGAATGCGGAAAGCTCTTAGGTACTTACATTGATAAGATACCCGCTGTGAAAGATGAAAAAACAAATGCGGTACATACTACTTTTAATCAGTATGGAGCTCGTACAGGCAGATTTAGTAGCTCTGATAGTGTTACTAAGGTAAACCTACAGAACATCCCTAGCCATGAGAAACGGATTAGAAAGATTTTTAGGGCTAGAGAGGGGTATAAGCTGGTAGGCGGAGATTTTAGCCAGATTGAGCCTAGAGTACTTGCCTATGTATCTGGTGATGAGAATATGATAGAGGCTTACAGAGAGGGTAAGGATCTGTATGCAATCATGGGATCTAGGGTGTATGGTGTGCCTTATGATGAGTGTAGAGAGTTTTATCCTGATGGTACTGTAAATCCTGAGGGTAAAGAGAGGCGCACTACTATGAAAAGTGTGCTCTTAGGTATCATGTATGAGCGTGGAGCGGCGGCTATTGGAGAGCAATTTGATAAGAGTGCTCAGTGGGCTCAGGAGCTTATTGATAGCTTTTATAAGAGTTTTCCAAAGGTGGCTCAGCTCAGGCTTAAGATTGAAAAGATGGCGGAGGAGTACGGCTATGTTACTACTATTTGTGGTAGAAAGCGGAGGCTCCCTGATATGCAGATACCAGATAGGGATGATTATAAGTATCAGGAGGCTCATAGGCAGAGCCTTAACAGCGTGATACAGGGTAGCTCAGCGGATATTATGAAATTGGCTATGATCGCTATCTATAACGATCCTCAGTATAAAGATCTGGATTGTCACATGGTTATTACAGTGCATGATGAGCTTATTATGGAAGTACCTGTAGAGAATGTAAAAGCTGGGGCAGATCTCTTAGTATCCGTTATGAAAAGAGTGGGGCATGAGCTTATTGAGTTGCCTATGAGCGTGGATGCTGAGGTTACCGATTACTGGTATGGAGAAAACCTTGCAGACGATTTTTTAGAGGAGGAGTAAAGATGAGTATGTTGGAAGGGGCTAAAAAAGAAGTGGAAATAGCCAGCAAGAGGGAAAGAGGAGATAAGCCTGATGGTGAGTTTGATTATGGCTGTGCTTGCTATAGTGGGGCTTTGGAGGCGTTTGAGGTGCTCTGTAATCAGGGGCATAGTGGTATGAGTATTGGCTTTACAAAACAGATCCTTAACAGGTTGATAGATGGAAAACCTCTTACTCCCATTGAAGATACTGAGGATGTATGGAATTTAACACATAGAGAGGGAAAGATTAAACATTATCAGTGTAGCCGCATGAGTAGCTTGTTTAAGGATGTATCAGAGGATGGCAAGATTACTTATTCAGATGTTAATAGAGTATGCGGGGTTGATTGTAATTCTGGGGCTACATATCACTCAGGGTTAGTAAGTAGGGTGGTTAATGAAATGTACCCTATCCAGATGCCCTATATTCCAAAATCTCCTTATAGAGTGTTTTGTGAGGATTTTCTAACTGATAAGAAAAATGGAGATTTTGATACGGTTGGTATTTTTTATTTAATTGATCCTGATGGGGAGAGAGTGGAAATAAACCGATTTTTTAAGGAGAGTAGCTTAGGGTTTTCGGAGATCTCTAAAGATGAGTATATGGAAAGAAAGAGTAATAGAATAGCGTTAAAGTAGTCTAAAATGAGCCTCCCTTTGTGATTAAGATCGGTAAACACAAAGGGAGGTATAGTTTTGAAAGTAGACATTTTTAGAACGGATAAAAAATACGGCGTGATTTATGCAGATCCAGCATGGACTTACAGAGATAAAGCCCTTGCGGGTAATCGTGGAGCGGGTTGCAAATATCCTGTTATGAGTTTAGAGGATATTTGTAGATTGCCTGTAAAAGATCTGGCGGCGGATGATTGTGTATTGTTTTTGTGGGTTACTATGCCTAAGCTAAATGAGGCTTTTGATGTAATGAAAGCGTGGGGGTTTGAGTACAAAACTTGCGCTTTTACATGGGTTAAGCAAAACAGAAAATCAGATCGCCTTTTTTGGGGTATGGGGAGGTGGACTAGAGCTAATGCGGAGTTGTGCCTGTTAGGTACTAAGGGAAAACCTAAAAGAGAGGATGCTGGGGGACATAGTGTTATTATTTCTCATGTTGAGGAGCATAGCAAAAAGCCAGCAGAAACAAGAGATCGCATTGTAAGGCTATTAGGTGCGGGGGGGGGCATACAAAAGATAGAGCTTTTTGCAAGGCAGACAGTAGAGGGTTGGGATTGCTGGGGGAATGAGGTATAGAGTATGAGAGTGTACATAGCTGGAGCAATGACAGGAATATTTTATTATAAAAAGCCCTTTATGGAGGCAGAAAAGGATCTTAAGGGGCTGGGGCATATCGTAGTTAATCCCGCATATTTACCAGAGGGCTTAGCTGATTACTTTGAAATCAATAAAGCTATGATAGATCAGTGTGATGCTATCTATGTGCTAGAGGGCTGGGAGAAGTCTATAGGCACTAAAAAGGAAATTGAATATTGTAAGAGTAAAGGCTGGAAAGATGCGGTGCAGATTATTTACCAGTGATAGAGGAGGGGCTGTAGAGGCTCCTCTTTCTTTTCTAAAAATCTGGGCGGTATCTGATTAGGTTTGTTATCAGAAAACAGGAGGGCAAAGGATGGGCTTAAAGAGTTTAATTAAAGTGGCTGAGGGTAAAAATGCCGCTAATGTATCATTTGAGGATAAGTTTATTAAGGAGTATAAGGCGGCTGTACAGCGGCAGGAGGAAAGAGAGAGGCAAGTATATCCCTCTGATTATTTCCGTCCTAGCTCTATGTATGGCTGTGAGAGAATGTTATTTTTTCAGCGTATCCATAGCGGCTCTAGTAATGGAGATCAGATGGATACTAATTTTATTGAGATCTGTAATAGCGGTACAGATAGGCACTTACGCATACAGCACTTAGTAGAGGATATGGAGGGTGTTGAGTGCTTAGATCTTGAGGATGCAGTAAAAGAGGCTCAGCAAAAAGGAATTAAAACAGAGTTTGTAGGTTGGAATGAGGATCACACAGAGGCTAGATGTAAAAATGATGAGCTCCATATTTTCTTTCAACCTGATGGGGTTATTCATTTTTTGGGGCGTGATGCGATCTTAGAAATCAAAACAGAGAGTACTTATCAGCACTCTAACCGCTATGAGCCTAAAGAGGATCATAAGTATCAGGCTACTTGTTATGGTATGGGGCTTGGTATTGATTATGTTCTTTTCCTGTATGAGGATCGTAATTTTTGCGGGAAAAAGGCTTATCTCTGGAAAATTACTGATGAGATGAAAGCTACAGTACTCAGTAAGATCCAGAGGGTTACTAAGGCTATTGAGATTGGTATCCCTCCTGAGAAAGATGAGAATAAATGTACCTATTGTATGTACAAGCATGAGTGTAAGCTAGCGGATGCTGGTAAGTGGGTAGATCCTAGAGAGCCTAAAGAAAAGCCTAAAAAAGCCGCTAAGAGCACTAAAAAGGCGGCGGCAAGTAAATCTACTGCTAAGAAATTAAAGGCGGCTACAGAGGGCAAGAAAGCCTCTACAGCTACTATTAAAAAGGCTTTGAAAGAGCAAGAGGAGAGAGAGATGAGCAGAGCCCTTTTAGAGGCTCAGATTGGAGAGGAGGTAAATTATTGATGCCTACTAATTTAGGTAAAGTTTTTGAGGCAGAGATAAAAGCCTCTATTCCCTCTGATTTTTATGTAGAACGATACAAAGATGATACCTCTGGTTTTCATGGGGTTACTAATCCAGCGGATTTTAGGCTCTATAAATACCCTCTTACCTTTTTACTGGAGCTGAAAACACATAAGGGCAAGAGTATCCCATTGGCAAAGATAAGAGATAATCAGGTAAAGGGTATGTATCAAGCCTCTCAGCACAAAGGGATCTATTGTGGGTTTATCCTCAATTACAGGGATATAGAGGAAACTTATTACATAACAGTAGCTCAGATGGCGGATTTTATCTGTGCTGGAGAGAGAAAGAGTATCCCTGTAGATTGGTGTAGAGAGAACGGCGTACAGATAGCTCAGCATAAGAAAAGGGTTAGATATACCTATGATTTAAGAGAATGGCTAGGGCGGTATTTCTCTTATTGGAATGAGCATAAGGAGGCGTTTTTATGAGTGATAAAAGATGTAAAGGTTATGTAGGGGTAGCCTGTGTAGACGGGAGTTGCCCTATGGCTAATAGGGATGAGTATGAGGATTACTGTACCCCTATTGTAAATAGTTGTGATGAGTGCGGTTGTTATAAAGGTTGTGAGGATTGTGCTTTGTTTGGTACAGAGTATTGTATAAAGGAGGGTGGTAAGGATGTATAAAGACAGTTTAGGAAAAGTGTACGTAGAGATCATTGATGCAATTTTACAAAAAGAGGGGTTTACTAGATGGTCTACGGAAAGATCGGAAAACTGTGTAGAATATCATTATTGGGATAATTTTTATGGGATAAATCTTTGGGTTAATCCTGATACTGAGGAGTTTAGATTTGAGTGGGCAGTACCTTGTACAATTTTTTCTATTAAATGCCCTAAGTGCTCTCCTATTACAAATGCAGAGCATTTTACAAAAATGCTTTTTAGATTTAGAGAGTGCGTAAAAATTATGAAAGAGGGGCTAAGAAATGGTACAGAGTGATAGGCTTAAAGCCATTATTAAAGAGGTACAAGAGGAGAGTACCCCTGTTATCCAGCTCTCTAATAAGCTCATAGAAGATTTTAGCAAAGAGCTTGATAGTGCTATCTCTGAGTTAAATATGATTATGGAGAGTATAGGGGAAAACAGTATAGATGATATTCCTGATACTCAGATTGAGTATTACTGTGTTAAGATCCCCTCTCTGATGTACTATGCAGGGCAAAGGGTTGAGGAGCTGGGGATGCAGTCTGATTTAGCCGCAAATGATAATAAAGTAGCTCTTAATGAGGCTTTGCTTAAGGTGAGCGGTACAGTAGTAGAGAAAAAGGCAAGGGCTGAAAAAATCACAGAGGATAAGGCTCTGGTAGCGGCTATTTATAAGAGAGCCTACAATACTCTAAAGGTTAAGCTGGAGATGGCTGAAAAGATATACAGCGGATTAAAGAAAGCCCTCAGTAAGAGGATTGCTGAGGTGGATCTGGATCGCTTTAGTAAAGACCGATACACAAGAGAAAGGGTTGAGGATGATGAGTAAATCAGATTTAGAGGATATGTATCATACTTGCAGATGGTGTAAGTATTATCAGGACGGTAAGTGTGTTCATGAGGCTTTTGCTGGTACTCAGATTGATGTTGCTGGTATATATCAGGTGGCGGAGGATGGTAGGCTCTCAGGAGTAATAGAGGAAACATTGAATAGTGTAGATACCTCTAAAATGGAGAGTGATCTGGGGAGCGTGCTTAAGAGCTTTAATCTTAGCGATAAGAGGATCAAAGGATTTTTTGAGGCTTTTGGTGATTGCCTTGTTGAGTTTTTTGATGGGGTGTGCAAAGAGGCTCTTGATGAGGCTGTATCAAGACTATATCAGAGTGATGCAGAGCAAAGGAGTAAAGAGGCTGAGGGTGGCGGCGTTGAGATTGCCGATCCTCATAGCTTTTACTGTAAGGAGTTTTTCTAATGGCAGTAATTAAAGGGATTGCTATAGCGGTGCTGGTGGTAGTACTTGTTTTTATCGTCTTTCTGGTAGTGGTAATGGCGTACAGTACTTATCTAAGTATCCCTTATGATGAGTGGGTAGAAAGCGATAAAAAGAAAAGAGGTAAGAAATATGGGAGAAACAGTGATAGATAAGCTTAATACCTTTTTGGGTGAGCTGGAGCAAAGAGGTATCGAGATAAGCGGAGAAACTTGCTTTATTTGTAATGATGGGGCGGTTTTGTTTGTACCTAATGAGGGAGGTGCTGTAGATATTACAGTAGTGAGAAATCCAGTACCTATTGATTATACTTTAGGGATCACTGATGAGGACGCTAAGCTCTGGGAAACTACAGAGGGGCTAATGAATGAATTAGGAGGAGACTAAAATGCAGATTGAAGTAAACGGAATGATTATGGAGTTTGATGAGAAATTGTTGCTTAAGCAAGAAATCAAAGTAGGCGATAATGTACAGGTACTCAAAAAGGGCTACTCTAGCTATGAGTGTTATGCTGGTGTTATTACTCAGCTCTTACCTTTTAAGGACAAGCCAGCAATGGAGGTTATGTATCTTGAAAATGGCTATTCTAATTGCGAGATTAAAAAGCTGGTAATAGTGCAGGGGGCAGAGGGAGAGGATACTCCAAAGATTATTAAAATGGATGATAAGTTTCTACCATTCACAAAAGAGCGTTGTGTGGATCTTCTCCAGCAAGATATTACAAAGAAAGAGAATGCTTTGGCAGAGGCTAGATTAAAGCTAGAGTATTTCCAGACATATTTTAATCGCTATTTTGAGGAAATCCCTAAGCAGGAGGAGGGCGGCAATGGCGGAGATTGATAACCTCATAGCTGAGGTAAATAAGAAGTATAAAACAGGCATTATCAGAAAAGCCTCAGATCTTAAGAGTGTTGAGTTTATTCCATACACCTCTCCTCAGATGAATTACATAACTAGGGGCGGAGTACCTGTAGGGCGTATGGTTGAGCTGGTGGGGTTGCCTCAGAGCGGTAAAACTACTACAGCATTAGATGTACTCTCAAACTATCAGAAAAAGTATCCTGAGCGGTATGCTGTATATCTGGATGCAGAGAACACTCTGGATAAAGACTGGGGAGAAACTCTTGGGGTAAGCTGGGAGAGTGTTATCTTAATTCAACCTGAGAGCGAGTATGGGGAGGATCTCTTAGATATGCTCTTAGATTATATCCGCTCAGGCAAGGTAGGGATGGTAGTGCTTGATAGTGCTCCCTTTATTGTGCCAAAGGGGGTAGCGGAAAAAGGACTTGATGAGAAAAGTTACGGCGGCAATAGTGCTCTGATGAAAGCCTTTTGTGATAAGGTGATCCCTCTTTGTAAAAAGTATGAGTGTACTTTTTTACTGCTCAATCAGCTAAGGGAGAACATTGGAAATCCTTATAAGCCGTTTAAGATCCCTTGTGGTACAGCTCTTACTCATGCCTGTAGTGAGATCCTCTGGTTTACAAAAGGGGCTTTGCTGGATGAGAAATACAAAGAGGTAAGCAGTAACTACCCTAATCCTATTGGTAATCTGGTATCTGTGAAGATGGAGAAAAACAAAGTTACCAGAAATGATAGGCGGCTGGGTACATATACCCTCAATTATGAGAGAGGAGTAGATGCTGTAAAGGATACTCTGGATTTAGGGATGGTGCTGGGTATCATTGTTCAAACTGGGGCATGGTACAAGATTACAGATACTCAGGGCAAAGAAGTAAAGCTACAGGGCTTTAGTGGGGTGCAGGATTATTACTACAATGATCTTGATGAGCTGGAGGCTCTGAAAGCTGAGGTATATGAGGCTACGAGATGAGAGAGGAGGGGCTGAGGCTCCTCCTTTTTTATCTAAAAAAACTCTCTTTAAGTGATTAGGTTGTTTATCACTTAAGGGGAGGGATATGAGTGCCTACAACAATGAGTATTGAGGAAATGCGTAAGCATGAATGGGTTGTTAGTTGGAGCGGGGGCAAAGATAGTACAGCTACTATTATTTTATGTCATAAATACGGCATACCGATTAAAAGGATTGTGTATGTTAGCATGATGTATGATGAAAAGCTCCCCGCTACTTTGCCTATTATGACAGAGTTTGTAGATAGAGCTAAAGAAGTGTTTGAGAGTTGGGGGTATCCTGTAGATATAATTGAGGGTGTATATACAGCTAAAGATTTTATCAATAAGGTTTATTTCAAGTCAAAGTATGAGTATAAAAACGGTAAACCTTATGGGGTAAGTGCTTTTTGTAGAGCCGCTTGTAAGTTTACAGGAGTTAAATCTGCTACAATTAGGAAATCCCTAGAGGGCTCTAGCTATTATGAGATGTTAGGTTATGCTTGTGATGAGGATGAGCGGCTTGATCGCTTGACAGAGACTAAGCAATCTATCATGGTTACTTTGGGGGGTTAAAGAAACTGATACTTTTTCTATTTGCGAAAATTATAATCTACTTTCTCCGCTGTATGGTTTAGGGTTTAGTGGGGATGGGTGTTGGTTTTGTCCTAATGCGGCAAAAGCTGAGAGAGCCTACATCAGAGACAATTATCCAGATCTTATAGCGGAGATTTTGTGGATGATTGAAATGTGTGGGTATGATGTATCCTCAATAGCTCATAGAAATCACTGGGTAGAGGATTATTATAAAGGAAAGCTCAAATAAGGGAGCCAGTAAAAGCGGAGAAGTTTTAAGCTCTCTGCTTTTATAGTAAAAAATATATAAGGGATATATAAAAAGTGCTTGACAATGGTATATAGGGGGTATATTATGAAGATAATCTAAGAGATACAAACTGAAAGCAGGAGGTAAGGATATGACACAGGAACAAGTAAAGGAATTAAAGGTAGGTAGCAGAGTAGTGGATCTTTTAGAGGATACTCTGGAGGTAGTAAAGATAGATGGGCTCTTGTATGAGCTTAAGTGGGTGCGTGAGGATGGAACGCTCTCACAGGGTAGCCAGATAGCAGTACCCTCACACTTTGAGTATATGAGATTGGCATAAGGAGGAGATATTGTGTTAGAGAATAAGATCAGGAGATATAAGATCATGGATGCACATAGAGCTCTCATTAGAAAAGGGCTCTACAGACAGGCTCAGCTTGTTATGAAATCTTTAGCAGATGGTAAGGTTACTCTCTGGCTGGATGATGATAGCTGGGCGGTAGAGAGCCTCCTAGAGGGGATGGGATGCCGTATTTGGTATGATGGTAGAGGAAATAAAGCAGTAGCTCATGTATGAGGAGGTGGCTTAGATGTTTACAGTATATATTAAGAGTGCAGGAGTAAAAAAGTTTCTTACTCAGTTTGAAACAGAGGCACAGGCGGAGAGTTTTTGTAGATCTTACGGATGGGAGTATGTTGATGAGAATGAGTTTGTATGGGATATGGACTATGAGGAGGTATAGGTTATGATTAAGTGTGTTCGGTGTGGGGATGAGTATAATGCTGAGGATCTTAGAGAGCTTAGGGAGATGGGAGAGGAATATAACAAAGAGCCTTTTCTTTGTCCTGATTGCTGGGATGATTTTCATAGGTTAGATAGTGAGGATCAGTTAAAGTACTTAGTAGCGGGTAGATATGATTGGTAAAATCCCATCTGATGATGATCTACTGGGCATAGATCGAAACCTCCTTTTAGGAGGTCATGGGAGCCCATCGGCAAAGAGGGAAAGATGCCGCCTCTTTTACATAGATTGTACTTTGATAACTACATACTGAGGACAGGTGCGGAGATGCTGTGGGTACTTGAAAATATTATATAGCTGGTATATAATTTAGGAGGCGGCGATTATGAGAGGAATGGAGATAAGGGATAGGGCAGATTTATACAAGAGCTATTTTAGTGATTGTAAGGCTGTAGAGCCTGTAAAATCCCTTTTACATAAGGGAGTACCTGTAGATAAGCTTGATGCTCTTGAGGCAATTAGAGCCCTCAATACTGAGTTATCTGATTTGTACATGGTAGAGATCCCTGTTATCACTTGCTGGGTAAGGGATAGTAACTATGTGCCAGAAACTAGAGAGATATATCTTACTGAGCCTGATCTTAAAGACTTTCTCCACAATTTCAGACATCATTTACAGAATATTGAGCGGCGATATGAGCGGAGAGGGCTCACTACAGAGGGAAATCAGGAGATAGCTCAAATGCCCTATAAGGATTGCTTGTACAAGCTGAGGGGTGAGGATGATGCTATAGCGTGGAGTAAAATGCTTTTAGATATTTGTAATCATAAATCATAAGGAGGTAGCGGTATGAAATGCCCTAAGTGTGGCAGTGAGAATGTATCTGTACAGGTGGTTACAGAAACGGAGCTAAAGGAAAAGAAACATGGTGTTATCTGGTGGGTTTGTGTAGGTTGGTGGTGGATACCTATTAAGTGGCTTGTGTTCACTTTGCCAGCATTGATTATAGCCATTTTCAAGCCTAAGAAGTACAAGACAAAAACACATACTAAGAAAATGGCAGTGTGCAATAATTGCGGTAAGAGCTGGAATGTGTAAGTAAATCCTATTTTAGTAAAACAGGTAGAGAGCTGATCTAAGTAAAGGATCAGCTCTTTCTTTTTGTCTAAAAAAGCCCTTTCAATGTGATTATATTAGGTATCAATGAAAGAGAGGAGGGTTAGTGGGGTGAAAGAAAAGAAACGGATAACTTCTACAGATATTAAGGTTGCTCTCAAAGAGATGCACAATAGCAGATCTACTTATTTTATTACTGAGTGCAAAACCTGTAGTACATACTTTCCAGATCCTCAGGGATTACTTATTTTTGATGGGTTGGCTATTACAAAGAGCTATACTAAGCCTTGTATTGTCGGTTATGAGATTAAGGTTAGCAGGAGTGATTTTCTGGGGGATAATAAGTGGCATTTGTATCTCCAGTATTGTAATGAGTTTTTCTTTGTAGTGCCTAAGGGGTTAGTTTCAAAAGATGAGCTCCCTGAGGGTGTGAGGCTTATCTATTATGATCCAGATGCTAAGCAAGAGCTGAGAACAGTTAAGAAAGCTCAGTACAGGAAGATTGAGGAGCCTGTAGGGGTGTATAAGTATATAATTTATAGCCGCCTAGAGGAAGATAGGATACCCTTTTATGAGGACAGGGCTACTTATGCTGAGGATTACATTGAGGATAAATCTTACAAGAAAGCTATAGGAGATCAGCTAGGCTCTAAAATGGCAGTAGAGCTACAGGGTGCTCTAAAAAAGCTGGATAGCCTATCTCATGTGGAGCAGGAAGTTGAACGCTGGAGAAAGGTTGAAAAGGTACTTAGAAAGCATAATATTTTTAGATGGTATTGGGGAAATGATGCAGTGGAGGATAAATGGCTAGAGGATCTGGATGAGGCTCTTAGTGGCTCTGTATTGCCTAGAGATGTAGATACTTTGGAGAGACAGTTGCTAATAGCGTTGGATACTGTAAAACAGCTTAAGGAGGGTAATGCGGATGATTAAGGCTGAGTATAAGGGTATCTCTGATGAAATTTTAGGCTGTGATCTGAGAAATGGTAAGGTGTATCCTATCTCTACATATTGCAGTAAAAATAAGTTGGTGGTAAGGGTTATGAGGCTGGAGTTTGAGTATCGTAACCTTGAGGAGTTTTGTAAGTATTGGAGAGTGAGGGCGGTTTGTCATGGGTAGAGCGGAAAGGCGTAGAATAGAAAAAGAGAAAGGTAAGGCTCAAAAAGTATATACTCTCACTCAGGCTCAGATAGATGCTATGAAAAAAGACGGCGGTAGATGAGGCGGTAAGTACAGGGTTTATCCTTATGTTAGCCATACCTATTACAATTCTCCATGATAAATACTGGGTGAAAACCGCTAGTAAGAAATTGCCTAAGTTTGTAGATCAGTGCTTAGATCTCTATGATAGCTATAATAAGGGGTATGTAACTCTTGATGATCTTAGAGCTACTCTTTGGGAGGAGGGCGGTATTAGGATTGAGAGGTCTGATAATTTAGGAGGTAGTAAGGAGGGATAATACTGTGATAGGTATAAAAAGTGCATATAAATCATGTACCCTTTTAGAATGCCCTGTAGGATTATTTCTATCTATTGACAAGAGTGAGTTATGCTTAAAGACTGAGTATGGATTGGATGCTTATATAGTTTCTACTGGAGAGGCATTTTGTGGAGGGGCTACTACTACAGAGGAGTTTGCTAAGGTAAGGGTTATTCCCTGTACGCTTATCTATTAGGAGGTTGTGAGAGTGAATAACAGTACTAGAGCTAAGAGCTCTAAACAGGAGAAACGGATAGCAAAAGCTCTAGACGGGCGGCAAGTGATCGGATCAGGCTCTACCCCATTTCTTAAGGGTGATGTAGTAGCGGGTAAGCTCTTTGTAGAGGCTAAAACAAAGATGGAGCTTAGCAAGAGTATCTCTGTTAAAAAAGAGTGGTTGGAAAAGGCTAAGGAGCAAGCTCTTAGTACTAGAAAAGAGGATTATACAGTAGCTATTTCTTTTGGTGAGCCTAAGGAGTATTACATACTTGAGGATAGTTTTTTTGAAGATCTGTATAAGGCTAGGGAGGCTCTTAGGGCGGTAATAGATGAGATTGGCGGCTTAGAGGATCATCCATTGGGGCTAGAGAGCGGAGAAATACACAGTATAAAAAAGGTGATAAGGGGGAGGTATGGTGGGTAAGGACTGGTGCAAGAGGTTAAGGCAGAGGTTTTGTAGGCACAGCTACTCAGCTATTAACCTTGAAACTACACGATATAAACACAATATCATTTTTTCTAATAGGTGTGTGAAATGTGGCAAAGTTTATAGTATGTGGGTAAGTGAGTGGGATATTGATATTTGGCTTAAAAGCGATTTAATGCGGAGGATGAGTGGTAATGAGTGAGTGTTGTGGTACTTGTGCTTTTAATCGGTACTCTGATGGAGAGTTTGTATGTGGAAATTCTGAGAGTGAGGCTTATGGATGCCCTACTGCTTACTCTGATAGTTGTGAGGAGTATGAGGAAAAATGAGAGCTAAGCGAAATCTGAGAGAGCTAAATTATAAGGTGGCTGATTATTATGGGTATGAGGCTCAGAGTAATCAGCTAGTAGAGGAATGTGCAGAGCTCATACAGGCAGTAAATAAGTATAGGAGAGCTAGAGGTATAGGGCAAGCTACTCCAGTGGAGCTCATGGATGCTAAAGCTAATCTAATTGAGGAGATTGTAGATGTAGAGGTGATGCTGGAACAGGTTAAGTATTTGCTACATATCTCAGAGATGGATCTGCTTGCAGTGAGGGATAAAAAGATGAGCCGTACTTTAGAGCGGATGAGCACATAATTACTTTTTAATGAGAGAGGGTAACTCCTCTCTTGTTTTTTTTTTGCGCTCTAAAGATACCCCTCAAAAGTGATTAGGTTAAAGCATGAATACAAAGGCAAGGAGGGTTATTTGATGAGCGTTGCTGAGGATGTATTAGAGTATCTGAAAGAGTACCACAATTCAGAAACGAAAGCCATTAAAAGTAGAGGGCTCTGTGAGCTTTTCAATCTACAGAACAGACAAGTAAGGCATTTGGTGAGCGGTCTTAGGCAGAAAGGATCTCCTATCTGTAGCTCTAATAGCGGGTATTGGTATTCAGAGGATCGAGAGGATATTGATAGTACAATTAACCGCCTCTCAGATCAGGTAAGAAATATGAGCCTTACTATTAGAGGGTTGCGTAAGGCTAAAGGAGGGTATCACAAATGAGAAAAAAGAGAAACAGGCGGAGAGTAGTGGGGCTGGTGGGGGCTGTAGTACTGGTAGTTATCGGTGTTGGTGTTTTCTCTGGAGAAAAGGCAGTAGAGGTAGATGAGGCTTATAATGCCGTTACTGAAATAAAAGTATTAACTCCTACAGAGATGCCTCTTAGTAGCACTGAAACTCCTATAGAGATTGTAGAGCCTAGTGCTGAGCCAGTTGTTGGAGATAGAGATCCAGATAATTATACATACCCCTATAATACCGTGAGTGCAGATTGGGGAGCTGAGGTGTATGAGCAAGGCTATAGGTATTATGAGATCCCTGAGGAGTATAGAAATAGCGGCGGCTGTTTTCCTGAGGTTGTACAGGTGTATCTCTGGAGCTTATGTAGAGAGCGTGAGATTGATTATTACATGGTGGTAGCCATGATTGAGAGAGAAAGTTGTTACAAGTATGATGCTTGTAGGAGATGGCGGGGTTAGTATCGGGTATTTGCAGATAGGAGAAAAGTGGCACAAAGATAGGATGGAGGCTGAGGAGGTATCTGATCTCAAAGATCCCTATGGAAATATCAGAGTAGGGCTTAATTTCTTGCAAGAGCTTAGTAGCCGTTATGCGGATAGCGGGATGAATTGTGTATTGATGGCTTACAACATGGGAGAAAGTGGTGCTAAGAAATGCTGGAATAACGGCACTTACAGCACTGAGTACTCTAGAGGCATTTTAGCTAGAGCTGAGGAGATAAGACAGGAAGTAGAAAAGGGATAACAGGAAAGTAAAGGATCAAAGGGAAAAGGTGATCCTTTACTTTCCTATATGGTGAATATCTATGTTTGAGATTGGAGAGGTAGTTAGATGGATGGAGCCGCTGGATCATGAGTACAGTTATGGAAAGCTCATAGAGATAAGGCGAAACAGGGCTATCATTGAGGAGCTGGGCTATTACTCTGGTAGGATTGTATCTATTCATATCAGGTTTATAAAACACTTAGAGAGGAGTAGCGGCGGTGAGGGTGCGAAACACAATAAATGATGAATTACTTAGGGTGAGCTACTCTGAGCCTAAGAATATTAAAAATTTTCTCAGGAATTGGAGCGGGTTAGAGAGCCTTAGCTTAAAGGGTGATACGGTAGCTTTATGTATTTTGGCGGATCTAAAGAAAGTAACAGGAATAGATCCAGAGCTTTATGACAGGCATAGTAGAGAGGCATTTGATGAGGGGTATAAGGATGGGTGTTTGACTTACTATCAGTTTATGAGCATTGCCTATACTTTAGTGCTTGGGTATTCTCAGGAGGAGATAGCTTATGTGATGGGAGTGGTAGATCACTCTGTTATCAATAAAAATATCCATACTGGGATAAAGCGGATTATTAAGGTTTTGGAGGGCGGTGCTGATGAGGATAAAATGCAGGCAGGAGGATGATGCTGATAGATGGCTTAGAGAGCATGATCCCTATTATACGAGCAAGAGCGGACATAAGAGCAAAAAGGAAAAATATCCGTATGATACAGCAAGGCAGGAGAGGACAAAAGCAGAGGTTGAGATCCCTGTAAGTAATCTTAATGCCTCTCAGCGGAGGCAGATGAAAGAGGTTGCTGGGGCGTATGATGAAGATGGTAATTTTAATTTGTAGGCTTTGTACACAATTTTTACATATGACTTGCCTATCTACTGAAAAGAATTGCAGGTTTTTTACACCTTGAATTACATGGAGGTAGAAATATGAGTAGTAAGCATGAGATAAAGTATTGTGATCCTCTGGATCTAAAGCCGTATGAGAAAAATCCTAGAGTAAATGATTATGCGGTAAAGAGGGTGCTTGCCAGTATTGAGGAATTTGGTTTTACTCAACCTATCCTTGTAGATACTGATATGATTATCATAGCAGGACATACACGCAGAGAGGCGGCGATCTTGCAGGGGATTGAGAGTGTGCCTTATATCGTGGTAGACTGGTTAAGCCCTGAGCAAGTAAAAGCTTATAGGATTGCAGATAATAAGCTTGCTGAGCTGAGTACATGGGATGAGGAGATTTTGAAAGAGGAGCTCTTTGAACTGGAGGCAGTTGATTTTCCTCTTGAGGTAATGGGTTTTACAGAGATTGATCTGAGAAATCTATTTACAGAGGATGAGCCTGAGGAGAAAGCAGAGAAATCTCCTAAAGAGGAAAAAACTACTCTACCTATGCTGAGATTTGGTAGTAACAGTGTGAGAATTACAGAGGATGAGTTGATCCTGCTGAGCAATAGATATAATGAGTATATAGAGCTTACTCCAGAGGAGGGTTTTATAACATGGCTGTTAAAGAGGGGGCTTTAGACTATGTACCTAAAGGCTGGGTAAAGATGGAGGGAGCTCAGACAGCTACACTAGGGTATAGCTGGTACTGTAACGGTAAATCCCGCTTTGGTGGAGAGTTTGAGTGTGCGTTGGTAAAAGATCAGAGGGATAGTGATGAGGGTGTTTAGTAAGACTAGCGAGAAGTGCTTAGCCTGTAAATACTATGATGATTGTGATAGTAAGAGGATGGTAATGTGTGCGCTAAGAGAGATGCCTCCTACATTAGCGAAATCGGCGGGGCAAAGTGCTGGTATGCCTCTAACGCAGGATCTCTTAGTAAAACATGATTATAGAGATATAAAGGTTGGAGAGGATACTACTGTTACCATTGATTTAGAAGATCTAAAGAAACAGATGGAAAAGGATTTTTATAAGGCGTTAGGTTGTCCTTTTATGAGTAATGGAGCATAAGCAAGAGAGGCGGGAAAGAGCCTCTCTTTTTATTACATTCTCATGAAAAATCCCACTGAAATATAAAGAAAAGCGGAGGGCGGCGGGAAAGGGGTTTTATACATTATATAAGAGAAATAAAAATAGCAGAAATACGAGCAGTAGTATTAAAGGTACTTACTGAAATAAAACAGGAAAAGAGATAGCTATTAGAGTTAGAGAGAATACCATATAAACTCTCTGAGTTATAGTAGCTATCTCTTGATTTATAGAAAAACTACTATAAATCCTCAAAAATACTAAAGTAGCAGGAAAGGAGGGGCGGAGAGTGGCTAGTTTGAATAAAGAGAACGATTTGCAGAGAGAGGCTTTTGAAATCTACTATGGAATGGGTAAAAAGAGGAGCTTAAAGGCTGTGGCAGAGCGGGTAAAGCGTACTGAGCGCACTGTAGCGGGTTGGAGTAGAGCCTATAACTGGGTTGATCGCTGTTATCAGCGTGAGATTGAGGATGCTAAGGCTGGAGAGGCTAGTAAGGTGGCTCTAGCACAGACTACAGATGTTAAAACACGCTATAGGATCATGATAAATAACCTGATGGCAAAGGCTACTAAGCTGATTGCTGAGGGTAAGCTGGGTATCAGAAATGTACAGGATTTTGAGCGAGTGGTAAAGTTGGATCTCTTGCTTATGGGTGAGAGTGTTGATAGATCTGAGCTTGTAGGGGCTACAGAGCTCTCTCAGGCGGATAAGGATAGGCTGGATAAGATAGCTAAGCTCCTTAGTGATAAGTAAGTGTTTTGTGCAATTTGTACAGCGGTATAGGGTTGATCCCCTATGGAAAACACAGAGCAAAAAGACAAATTGCACAAATGGAGGGGCATTATCAAAATATAACGCCTGAGAGTGATTAGGTTTGTTATCAGAATTAAGGAGGATACTGAATATGGAGCATAATGTAGTTAAAAGCCCTAAACATTATACGGCTGGTAGGAAGTTTGAGCCTAAGGATGTTATCAGGGATTGGAAACTCAATTTTAATCTGGGCTCAGCTCTTAAGTATATTGCCAGAGCTGGTAGAAAGGGAGATCCTGTAGAGGATTTGGAAAAGGCTAGAGAGTATCTGGCTTTTGAGATTGAGGCTCTAAAGGCTGAGAGCGGCAAAAGTAGCAAGGTGGCAGAGGAAAAGTGTACTTTTAATCCTCTCTTTGAGGAAAAGGTTATTGATGGGGTACGCTGTGGAGCTATTGAGGTTAGTGTGCCTGAGGGTATGCCTTTAGATGAGGCGATTAAACAGGTTATTTCTAAGATTGAGGAGGATTTAGAGTAATGCGGATTGTAAAAGCGGGATATGAGATCCTTGATACCCTAAATGGCTCAGAAATTCTTAATAAAATAGAGCGTATTGCTAGGGTGTGCTATAAGAGCGAGGATAAAATCACTGAGGGTAGTGCGGAGACGATGGTAAAGGCTCTGATTAAAAGAGGGCATGAGGCTATGTTAGAGCATTATAGCTTTTCAGTAAAGTTTATTGTAGATCGTGGGGTATCTCATGAGCTGGTAAGGCATAGATTAGCCTCTTTTGCTCAGGAGAGTACTAGGTATTGTAACTATGGCTCTAAAGAGGGTGAAATTACAGTAATTGAGCCCTGTTTTTGGAGAAAGGGTAGCATAGAGTACAATGAGTGGTTTAGTGCTTGTGAAATGGCTGAAAGTTATTATCTTTCTTTGTTTAGCTTAAATGCTACTCCTCAGGAGGCAAGAGATGTATTGCCTACCAGTACTAAAACAGAAATTGTAGTAACAGCTAATCTCAGAGAGTGGAGGCATTTTTTCAAGCTGAGAGCGGTTGGTGTTACTGGAAAGCCTCATCCTCAAATGCTGGAGGTTGCAGTACCCCTCTTAAAAGAGGTAAAAGAGAAAATCCCTGTAGTATTTGATGATTTAGTAGTAGAGGGTTAGGAGAGGAGGATTGTTTTGTGAAAATCGGAGATGTTGTATATTTCAAAAAGGAAAATAGCCTTATGGGTGAGATTAAGGCTATTGATGAGATGGATAGGGCTACTCTCTCTCTATGTAATTCTAGGGTAGAGATTACTGTAGATATGGCTGAGCTGGGAGAAACAAATTCAGTACAGGCACACAGAGCTCTAAGCAGTGAGGTACATATCTTAGGCACTCTCTATAAGATCCTCATTGTAGAGGAGGAAGATTACCGATATTCTAAAGAGGCTGATGGGTGGTGTGATACCTCAGTAAAGGAGCTATTGGTATTCAATTTTAAGCAGGATATGGATAGTGTAAGAGATCTTGCGGCATACCAGAGAAAGGTAATCCGCCATGAGATTATCCATGCTTTTCTTTATGAGAGCGGGTTGTGGCAGAGTAGTTTTAACTGTAAGGCATGGGCTCAAAATGAGGAGATGGTAGATTGGTTTGCTATACAGTCTCCTAAAATCTTTAGGGCGTTTAGAGAGGCTGGAGTAGATGATTTTGAGGAGGTGAGTAATGTTGTGGCAGATTGTGATTAAAGTGCTATGTGTGATTGCTCTCCTGATGAGCGGTGGTACTACCCTATCTTTAGCTAAGCTGAGTAGTGCAGAGCAGGATAAAAAGAAAAAAGAGGCAATGGCTCTAGGGATGCTGATGAGCTTAATTCTATTTGGGCTGATGTTATACAAGGTAATTATCATTTAGAGAGGCTTTTAGCCTCTCTTTTTATTAAGTGGAGGAGGGAGGTTAAGTGATGTGGATTACAGCAAAGTAAGCCTAGTAGAAAGTGTGATCTCACAGGCTGATAATCCAGATGCCATTATCAAGCACTTAATACTTAACTCTGATTTTGAGGTAGCTTATTACTTTGTATGCAGATATATCACTAAGCGGAGTATTGAGGGCTTGCATAAAAGCATTATAGCTAATATCTCCCATACTAGGAGTAGCTTAGATCTTGCTCCTAGAGGTTTTGGTAAGAGTACTGTAGGAGATGTGGATTATTGTATTACCAGAATACTCAGAGAGCCTAATATCCGTATTATGATAGGCTCTAAAACTCAAACACAGGCGGAGGCTTTTTTGAAAGAGATCCGTACACACTTTGAGCAAAATGAGGATCTTACTAGGATATTTGGTGATTGGAAAGCTGGTAAGGGTAATGTGTGGAATGATAGAGAGTTTACAGTGAACAGGCGCACTATCATAAAGAAAGAGGCTACTGTTACAGCTTTGGGAGCCTCTGGAGCGGTTATCTCTAAGCATTTTGATATTATTGTGGGAGATGATTTGGTAGGGCTTGAAAATGCTAGGACTGAGAGACAGAGGAAAAATCTTAATGAATGGTTTTATAGCTCTCTCCTCCCTACCCTAGAGCCTGATGGTGAGATACACATACTGGGTACTAGATATAATCCGCTTGATCTGTATGAGGATCTGATAAAAAGCGGGAATTACACAGTTAATATCCAGAGAGCGATCCAGCTCCTAGAGGGAAAAGAGGTATCATTGTGGGCGGATAAGTTTAGCATTGAGCGGCTCAAAGAGCTAAGAGCGGAGAGCGGTAAGATTATCTTTAATATGCAGTACCAAAATGATACTGAGCTTGCCAAAGGGCGTATCTTTAAGGCTCAGTATTTCCGCTATTATGAGGAGTATAAGCTTGATTATGATTTTCAGACAGCAAAGATCAGAATTAAGGATGCTGAGGGGCTGGATAAGTGGATTAAAGTGCGTGTGTACATGGGTGCAGACTTGGCTATATCTGAGAATGAGAATAGCAACAATGACTTTTTTGTATTGATGGTAATAGGGGTAGATGAGGCTAAGAATGTGTATATTTTGGACTATGTAAAAGAGCGGCTAACCTTTAATGCTCAGCTTACCACTACTATCTCTTATGGGCGTGATAAATATCCTATGGTAGAGAGAGTGGGGGTAGAAACTAATCAATACCAGAAAGCCTTAGCGCAAGAGCTCAGGCGGCTTAGCCTGTTACCTGTAGTTAATATCAATACCACTAAAGATAAGGTTACTAGAGCTATGCGGAGATCCGCTAACTTTGAAAATGGCAAGGTGTACTTTAGAGAGGGCATGGATGATCTGGAGGAGTGCTTATTGCTATTTCCAGAGGTGGATCATGATGATTTATTTGATGCGCTGGATCATGCTATGACTGTAGCGGATGCAGGAAATGAGATCAGGGTACTTAACAGATCTGATTTTATAATTTAAGCAGAAAAGAGCCTATAGAGGGCTCTTTTAATTTTGAAAAGGAGGTATGGCAATGATTACTAAGCCTATTGATAAGGAGTTTAATGTAGAACAGGAGAGCCAGCGGATAGATCCCTCTTTTTTGAGTGATTTAATCAGTGCTCACACTAGGAAAATAGCTCCTAAGTACAGGAAGTATCAAAAGCTGTATGAAAACAAGCACAAGGTATTAAACAGACAGAAAAAGGATGAAAACAAGCCTAATAACCGTATCGCAAACGATTTTTTCAGTCAGATTATAGATAACACAGTAGGTTACTTTTTGGGTAATCCTGTTATCCTTAACTACACTGAGCCTCAGGCTGAAAAAAAGCTTGTAGAGGTAGATCCTAATGATGTGGGCGTGGATCTTGGGGATATTGCTGATACGGCGGTACAGGATGAGCTTGATAATATCTGTACAGAGAATGATAAGGATGATCTCTTTATTGAGTGGGGCAAAGAGGCAATGATTAAGGGGCTCTCTCATGTGCTGGTGTACCAGAATGAGGAGAGTAAAACTAAGTTTATGAGGGTAAGCCCTGAGGATTGTATCTTAGTATATAAGAACAGCTCTACTCATGAGGCTAAGTGGAAAATCCGTCTGTATGACATTGATACAGAGGATACTAATAAAACTACTCACTATGCAGAGGTGTATGATGCTACAGGCTATGATGTTTTTACTAGCTCTGAGGATAGCACTGGAGGTAGGGGTAGCAGGAATGTAGCGGGTTACACTTTCCAGAAAAGAGTATCCCATATTTATGGGCGCATTCCTATTGTTACGCTTTACAATAATGAGGAGCAAATGAGCGATCTGGAGAGGATCGAAACTCTTGTAAATGACTACGATAAGGTGCTCTCTGATATGAGTAATGAGTTTGAGGCTTTTAGAAATGCCTATCTCATGCTTAAGAACATGGTAGCGGGTAAGGATGCTCTGGATAAGCTTAAGGTAGAGGGTATTCTTGAGGTTATGGAGAATGGTGATGCGAAATTCCTTACTAAGCAGATCCAGACAGAGGCTATAGAAAATCATTTAGATAGGCTGGAGCGGAATATCTATAAATTTTCACAAGTGCCTGATCTCTCTGATGAGAATTTTGCGGGTAATCTCTCTGGTATTGCTATTAGATTTAAGCTTTTTGGGCTTGAGACTAAGTGCATTATCAAAGAGAGAAAGATGGAGAGGGCAATTAAAGAGCTCTTTAAGGTGCTCTATGCTCCTTTGCGGGTACTTACAGGGCATGAGCCTGATGTGTTAAACCTCAAAATAGAGTTTACAAGGAATGTACCCACTAACACTACTGAGATTGTGGATACCGTGTGTAAGCTGGAGGGTAAGGTGGATCAAGAAACTCTGCTTAGCCTGTTGCCGTTTGTGGATAATCCGAAAGAGATCCTTGAAAAGCTGGAGGCAGATGCTCAGGCTAAAAAGGCTAGCAGTGATCCTTATAACCCTCAGAATGTAGTAGCAGATGGTAATAATCCATTTCCTAATTTGAATGGGTTAAATTGGGCTGAGAGCCCTGTAGCAAGCCCTGTAGAGGACAATAGCTCTGAGGGGTAATCTGGTAAGGGAGGTAAGGTAAATGGCTTATACAGGGTATATAAATCCTGAGGTGGCTAAGATGTATGGTATCCCTTATAGCAAGCTTACCGCTAAGCAAAAGAGGATTTTACATGAGGATAGCCTTAGGAGAGCTAAGCTGATTGATGAGCGAGAAAAGGCGGTTTTAGAGGTAGGGCTGAAAGCCTTTGATGATGAGGCTAAAATGGAGAGGGTGCTTGGCTCTATCTACAAAGAGTGCCAGAAAAGTATCTTAGCTGATGTGCAAGAGACTATTGCAAAGGTACAAAAGGCAGGAGGTACATGGAGCTATGCTAATCAGAGTGCTCTCACTAGGAGTAGGGGGCTTTTTGAACAAATAACTCAGGAGCTCTCTAAGCTGGGGCAGAAAGAGAACACTTTGTTTTATCAGGGGCTCAGTAGTATCTATACAGATCAGTACTTAAGGCAGATGTTTACTCTGGGGCAATTCACAGAGGTAAAGGCTAACCTGAGCCGCCTAAATCCTACTTTGATTAAGAAAACGCTGGATTATCCGTGGAGCGGGGCTATGTTTAGTGATAGGCTCTGGAATGATAAAGAGCGGCTGGGGAGAAATCTCAGATTAGGGCTTACTCAGAGCATGGTATTAGGTGAGGGTATCCCTGAGATTACTGATAGGATCAACAAAGGCATAGATACAGCTAGGTACAATGCTGAGAGGGTTGCCAGATCAGAAACTAAGCGGGTATCCTATGTGGCTCATGATGCGGTATATGAGGATACTGGGGTAGAGGAGCTTGAGTATCGGTGTGCAAATGGCGGGGATAGCCGTACTTGTTCTCTCTGTAGGGCTGATAATGGTAAACACTATCAGAGGGGCAAAGAGCCTACATTGCCTAGACATCCTAACTGTAGGTGTATCTATATCCCTGTAGTACCAGATACCTTTAAGGCTGGGGAGCTGAATGAGCTTACTGGCTCTGTTAGAGGGGCTGAAAACTATGAGAAGTGGATGAAAGATAATGCTGATAAGCTAAATGCTGATGGTACTCTTAAAGAGGGCTGGGAGAGAGACTGGAAAAACGGCGGTAAGCTGGTGTATAAGGGTAATCCTGTTGAAAAGATTACTCCGAAAGATCTAAATGCTATGGTTAAAGAGGATAAGGATACTTTAGGCAGAGTAGACCCCATGTTGCTTACCGATTATCCAGAGCCTTTTTATGCTACTAAGGCAGAGGCTAAAAATACTCAGGCTATGATGAGCTATGTGAACGGTTTGGATGGTGCTGATGAGGATGTACTTTCTCTTTACAGGAGTTTAGATAAAGCGTATAATTTTGATGAGAATGGGATACCCTTTAAGATCTCTCATGGTAAAAGTCATGCTGTGAGTTATCGGTACTCTCTAAGAGATGGTAAGTACTCTGATGTAACTCTTACTATACCTAAGCTATCAGGAGATGATTTGGCGGGGCAAATGCAGACTACTCTACATGAGGAAATGCACTTGCTAGATATGCTTTGTGGAAAGAGTAACAGAGAGGGCGGTAAAAAAGGTGCATGGGTAAGCTCTACCAGTGAGGGGCTTGTAAAAGCCTTTAGTGGGGCGGATGATACCATAGGAGAGAAGATACAAGAGATTTTTAAGGAGCATGATAAAGAGGTTACTACCATTGCTACTCAGATGAGAAAAAAGTTACAGGATGGAATTGAGGAGTTAAGAGCTCAGTATTTACCTAATGGGGCTTTTGGTGCTGGATCTGATTATAAGGGGTATAAGAAAGCGGTATCTAAGCTTGAGAGTGCTGTAGAGGCTGAAAGAGACTATCTCAGCAGGAATGTAATGGGCGGGGGTATTGGAAACCTTGAGGATATTTATGATGCCCTTTCTGGTGGCAAGCATAGAGATACAGGGGTTGTAAAATACGGTCATGGATCTAGCTATTACAGGAGTATGGAAGATCGGAGAGCTGAAACATTGGCTAATTATGGTGCTCTAAGTGTGCTCCGTCCTGATTTGGTGGAATTGTTAGCAGAGGATAAGCCTGATTTGGTGGAGGCTCTGGCTGGTGCTGTTACAGAAATGCTTGGAATAGTAGGAGGTGTGTAAGATGAGCGAACAGGAAAAAAGAGAAAAAATGCTTAAGATAGAGGATCTATATGCCTCTGTATTTGGTATTCCTGAGCTTAAGTTTTTTGATCTTAATAGTGAGGAGCTATTGGATGAGAAAATTGAGGTGCTTACTCAGTTAAAAAAGGGTAAGCAGATTGGAGATATACCAGATTTTTATAAAGTGTTGGAGAAGATGCCTAAAGAGGGTATCTGGGATCTGTAAAAAGGGCGGCTACTGGCTTAATTGCTGGTAGCCGTTTTTCTTTTTCTAAAAATCTACCTCTCATGTGCTTATGATTGCATAAAGGAGGTAATTCTTATGTATGTAGTTGGTATAGGCAATGTAACAGGGTGCAATAAAGCTTATATTTTCCTCAATGATGAGGGTAAACAGAGTAGTAAAAAGGCTACTGAGGATCTCTTGGTAGATGTGTTTACTCAGGCAGAGGCGGATTGTAGATTTTATTGTCGTATGGGGGAAGATTTAAGAAAAGAATTTGAAAAGCGGCGGGATAAAGTAGAGGAGCGGTATCACTTTATCACTGATGAGGAAGTGCAGGAGAAATATAGAGCCTCTGGGTACAGGGGTGGAATAGGGCTTGAGGTAGATCAAAAAGTAAATAATGAGGAATGTACTAGGCAATATGCCGCTGTATATGGGTTTTATGATGCGGTAAAGTATGCTAATGAGAGATGGGTGGAGGCTGATAAGCTTAAAAGACAGGCTGGATCAGCTTTACGCGAAAAATTTTAAGAGTTAATGATAAAGGAAAGGTGCAGAGCCTTTCCTTTTTATTGTAGATTGTGTGTAAAAGTTTTTCAGTACCATACACATTTTATTTGATTGACTTGCCTATCTTTTGGAAGTAGAAAAGGGTTATTGATGTGGTAACTTACGAGGGGTCACACGGTAAAACTTAATTTAAGGAGGATTAAGAAAATGGCTGAGGAAATCAAAAACACTGAGGTAATCGAAAACAAGGGAGATCAGGCTAACAACACTACTCCTAACTCTGAGGGTGCTGGGGCTGATACTACTCCAAAGGTAAAGACTGAGGAGGAAATCAGAGCAGAGCTACAAAAAGAGTTTGACAAGATGGCGGATAAGCGTGTTACTGATGCTATCAAGAAAAAGGAGAAAGAGTGGGCTGATAAGGCGGCTAAAGATAAGATGAGTGCTGAGGAGAGGGCTCAAGCTGAGGAAAAAGAGCGGCTGGCGGCTCAGGCTAAGAAAGATTTGGATCTTACCATTAAAGGGCTCAAGCTTGATGTAGTAGATGCTATTGCAGAGCTGGGGCTGGATAGTGGTTTTAGAAACCTGATTGCCGTTGAGGATTTGGCTAGTATTTCTGAGGAGGAGCGCAAGAAAGCACTTACCGCAAGAGTTAAGAACATGAAAGCCTTGTTTGATGCTGAGGTGAAAAAAGCTGTAGAAAAGGCTAAGGCTGAATTTCTTAAGGGCTCTACTCCCGCTACAGGTGATAAGCCTGATGGTGATAAGACTGCTTACGATCAGGCTAAGAAAGATGGAAATGTAAAGGGTATGATCTCCGCTAAGTTGGCGGCTTATCATGCCGAAACAGAATAAAAAACTATTTTGAAAGTGAGGATAAATGATTATGGCTGATATGATTAAGCGTAAGGATTTTTTGGAAAATGAGGTTTTGGATCTCTCTGATGAGATTAAACTGGTATCTCCTACAGATACCCCTCTTACTACTCTTTTGATGGGTAATGGTAAGGTTGTACCCGCTAATGATATTACTGTTACTTGGCGTGAGAAACAGCTTAACACAAGTAGGGGCACTCTTATTACAGAGGGTGCGGATGCTGGAGGTGTGATTGTTAGTAGCAGATCCTCCCTCTCTAACCTTTGTCAGATCCTTGAGAAAGTAACCGCTGTATCTGGTACAGCAAGAGCTCTTAAGCCTAAGGGCGTGGGTGATACTTTTGATGCAGAGGTTAGTGATCGTCTTGTTGAGCTCAAGAGGGATCTGGAGTGGTATTTCCTAAATGGCACTAAAACGGTTGAGAGTGATGGTACTCCTAGACAGATGAACGGCTTAGTTAATCTGGTTAATGCCGATAATGTCATTACTACTGCTGGAGCTCTCACTGAGGATCATTTTTTGGATGCGTTTGAGAAAATGTGGGATCATGGCGCTCAGGGTGATTACTACGCTTTTGTAAACTCTACTCAGAAAAGGGCTATCAATGCTCTTGCTAAGGCTGGTAATAATGTAAGATGGACTATGGATAATGGTACGGTTACTAATGCGCTGGGTATTGGCGTTTCTAAGATCGTATCTGATTTTGGTACTATCAATCTGGTGCTAAATCGTCATATGGATGTTAATACCATTCTGGCTCTTGACCTTGAGGCGGTTGAGATTGCTGAGCTTAGACCTACTTTTTATGAGGATTTGCCTAAGGCTGGCGATTATTACAAGGGGCATATTATCAATGAGAGCACTATCAAGCTCCTTAATAGCTATGCTGGTGCTAAAATCGTTGTTACTGGTGCATAAGAGAGAAAGAGAGGTATAGATTATGGCTAAGGCAGAGAATACCGCTAAGGCGGATAAGGTTAAGGATGAAACTCAGGGGGCTACTCCTGAGGTTAATGAGGGAGATACTCAGAAAGAGGAAAAGGCTAAGGCAGAGAATACCGCTAAGGCTGAAAAAATCTATAGATTTACCTCTGAAAATAAGTACCTCACTTGTTCCGCTGTAGGTGTGCAGTTTATTGATGGCAAAGCTGAGACAAAGAGCCTTGAGGCGGCTAAAGTGCTTGCTACTCTTGATGGCGTTAAGCTGATTGAGGAGTAAAAGCCCTCTCAGCAAAGAGAGGAGGTATGCCTCATGGAAAGCCTAGAGAGATGCAGAATACTCTTAGGGCTATCAGAGGATAACACAAAAAAGCTTGAAATCCTTAATGTGTGTCTGGAAAAGGCTAGAGATGATATAGCCGATTTTTGCAGAGATACCTTTTATGATGAGGATGGGGCTGATGTGTTTCCTAAGGCTCTAAGGAATGTTCAAGAGGATTTGGCGGTAATGAAGTACCGCAAGCGTGGGGCGGAGGGTGAAACCTCATACTCTCTTAGTGATGAGAATGTATCTTTTGATGATCCTTTGCCAGACAGTGTAAAGCAAAGGCTTTATCCCTATAGGCAGTTGTTTCCGATAACAAATGAGCCTAGAGAGGGGTGAGCGGTATGCTTGATTGGATGCTGGATAAAAGGGTGATTGTAAAGCGGTATAACTCAGAGCTAGGAGAGTATAACCGTCCTAAGAAAACGCTGGAGGAGGTAGGCTCTTATCAATGCCATATCTCAGAGAGCAATAGCAATACCTCACAGAAAGCTCCGCAAAAAGAGAATATCACAGATCTTACCCTGTATGTTGAGCATGATGCTGATATACAGGCGGGAGATGTGCTCTATATCTATGAGCTGGATGAGTATGATGAGATCATAGCTAGCTCTGAGTACAAGGCTCTTGCAGATAAGCCATATAAAAAGCGCACATTTCTCTCTGTACCTTTGGTGGGTACTGAGGAGGTGTAAGCTATGGCTGATACTGGATTTTCTATTGATGGATGGGCTGAGTTTGTAGAAAACTTTGCTAAATTCGTGGATAGCTGGGAGGCAAAGAAAGCTATTCTCCTAAAGCGTATGGGTAATATTTACCTAAATAATATGTTGCCGTTTGTGCCTGTAGATACCTCTAGGCTGGTGGATAGTATTTCTCTTTTCACAGAGGGGATACCTGATGATTATGTAGAGGTAGGCACAAATGTAAAGTATGCCATTTATGTAGATGAGGGTCATGTACAACATAAGCGGTTTTTACCAGCGGATAAGCTTACTGTGGGAGGCAAGGCTAAGTATCTAAAGAGCAGGGATCAGAAAGGCATAATGCTAAAAGAGAGCTATGTGCAAGGGGCTCATTTCTTGGATAAAGGGCTTACAGCGGCTAAGCCTAGCCTTACACGATTGGTAAATAGCTTTATGGAGGAATGCGCTAGAGAGGTGGAGGGAGGTAGATAGGGTGAGATTGCTAAACAGTGTTTGTAAAGTGATCGCCTCTGCTTTTGAGGGTGTTCCAGTACACATAGAGGAAGTACCTAAGCACTTTGAGCGGGGATGCTTTTATGTGTGCCTCACTACAGGGGATACAGAGTTGTTAAATACTAATGTGTATCAGGATAATCCTATTTTTCAGATCATTTACTTTGGTAAGCGGAATGCGGCGGATCAGGTGTATGCAGAGAAATTATATGAGGTAAAAGAGAGCCTAAAAAGGCTCTTTTTGCTTAGTAAGGCATTGCCTGTAATACCGCTGGAGGGTGTGGAGGAAAAGCCTAGATATGCAAAGTATGAGAGCTATTCTGATGAGCTTAGGATCTCAGAGGGGGCGATTTATGCGAGGTTAGCTATTAACTTTACAGAGGATCTACCTAAAGCTCCTGATAAGTATGAGCCTATTGGAGAGGTTGATATTATCACGCAAACTAAAATTTCAAATGGATAAAGGAGGATAGTACAATATGGGATTGCCTGATATTGTGATTGAGTTTTCTAAGAAAGCTGTAACAGCTATCCAGAGCGGGGCTTTGGGTATTGTAGGAGTTATCCTAAAAGATGAAAAAAATAGTGGGGCTATGATCCTGAGGGGTATTGATGAGATCCCCACTGGAGATAGTGCCTTTAGTGCAGAAAATACCGCTTATTTGGAGAGAGCTTTTATGGGTGCTCCTACTAAGGTTATTGTTTATACAATGGCTAAGGCGGCTGAGGATTATAATGAGGCGTTTAAGTACTTTGCCTCTCACAAGGTTAATTACTTGGTAGGTGCTCCTGATATTACTGCTGATGAGGCTAATAAAATGGCTACATGGGTTAAGGGTATCAGACAAAAGAGCATTCGTAGACCTGTTATTGTAGTGCCTGATACAGCGGGTGATAGCAGGGCGGTAATTGATTTTGATGTGGTTAATTATACTGATGAGGATAAGCCTAAGGCTGGAGAAACTGAGTTTACTAAGGCTCAGCTCTGTAGCCGTATTGCTGGTATCCTTGCAGGATTGGATCTGAGAATTTCCGCTACTTACAAGCCTCTTGCTGAGATTACTTATATCCCTAGTGCAGAGGATGATGAGGTAGATGCCGCCATTGATGCGGGTAAGCTGGTGCTCTACAGTGATGGAGAGCGGATTGTAATTGGTAGGGGTGTAAACTCTCTGATTACTACCGGTGAGGTAGAGACTGAGGATCTTAAGAAAATCAAGATCTCTGCTATTCAAGATCTGATTGAGGAGGATATTTACAGTACTATCAATAGCTCTTATATCGGTAACTACAGTAATAGCTATGATAATAAGTGCTTGCTGATTACCGCTATTAGGGGTTATCTGAGAGGGCTGGAGGCTACAGAGGGCGGTAAGGGTTATCTGAGAGTGGGTAGCTCTACTGTTGAAATCAATGTAGCTAAGCAGAAACTCTACCTTGAGAGTATCGGTGTGGATACCTCTGATATGAGCGAACAGGAAATTAAAGAGGCTAATACTGGCTCTCATGTTTTCCTTAAAGGTACTATCAGTATCCTTGATGCGATTGAGGATGTTGATATTTTCATTAACAAGGAATAAGGGAGGGTTAAAATTATGGCTGTTGAAACAAAGCGTATTTGTAATGGTACTTTTGGTGAGATTTGGCTTGATGGAGATTATGTGGGAGAAGTCAAGAAAGCTCAGGCAAAGGTAGAGTACAACAAAGAGGAAATCAAGCAATGCGGTATGTTCTTTACCGATAGTAAGGTTGTAGGCTGTAAAGGTACAGGATCTCTCACTCTGTTTAAGGTGAGTAGCAGAATGGGGCAAAAGTTAGCTAGCATGGTTAAGAATAAGCAGGATGCAAGGTTTACGGTTATTAGTAAGCTGGCTGATCCTGATGCTTACGGTGCTGAGAGAGTATCTTTAGAGGGTGTGCAGTTTGATGATCTTACCCTGTTTGATTGG